GGACAGGAGATGCTTTTATTAAAGACCGATTGGGATTTGGTCAGTTTGATGAATCAGAAGAGGAGTTAGACAGACCAGACGATAACCCTGATGGTAATGGCAACGGGAATGGTAATGGTAATGGTAACGGGAATGGCAATGGTAATGGAGGTGGTGGAGGTAATGGAGGTGGAGGTTCCAACACCACTGTCAATACCAATGAAGGATTGGATGATAAGAAGAAGGATGATAAGACCGAGAAGGATAAAAAAGATGAAGTGGTTATTGATGATCACACTCTGGACACAACGCTAGATGATGATCCTACCAATGACATGGAGATCCTATCACCATTGGGTGGAGACGTTTCCATGGCAAGTTATCTGGCCCAGAGACGGAGACAGATTAAAAACAAAAAGGGAAGAACAGACACCATGCTGACCCGTGGTGCTTATCTCGCAGATACTGACAACCGCATGATGCTGAGTTGATATGCCCGTAGTCACACCGAATGATCCGGTAGCACAACTTCTTAAGGAATACGATTACCTTAAGAATGGTAGGTCCAATTGGGAGAACTACTGGCAACAGATAGCAGATCTCATGGTTCCTAGACGAAGTGACTTTACAGTCCGTCACACGGCAGGACAGGAACGTAGGAACAAGATCTTTGATTCCACACCATGTCGTGCATTGACAAGGTTTTCATCAGGATTACACAACATTCTGACTCCAAGTGCTGCACCTTGGTTTGTACTGAAACCGGCATTCAGACCCTTGGAGAAGAACAGGGCAGTGCAGTTATGGCTGGAAGAGGTACAGAGGTTGGTACAAGAGGAATTCGGAAAACCTGGATCAAACTTCCATCCTGCAGCCTACGAATATTTTACCGATCTGGGAGCCTTTGGTACGGCAGTCATGTTTGTTGAAGATATACCAGGACAAGGACCGTATTTCAGGCATTTTCCATTGTCTGACTGTATGCTTGCCACCAACTCATTAGGCAAGATCGACACCGTATTCAGATCCTATAAACAGACGGCAAAGGAACTGGTGGAACGCTTTCCGGTAGAAAGTCTTCCTGAGAAGGTTCTGAAATCAATGGAGAAGGGTACGATCTACGACAGTTATGACATGATTCATGTGGTCAAACCTTTTGAATCATTGAAACCTGGCCCCTTGCTCGCAGTCAAAAAACCTTGGGTATCTCTACATATCTGCAAAGACCAGAACATGATGGTCGGCATGAACGGATATGACGAATTTCCCTACATCTGCAGTCGCTGGTCCAGAAATGCCTTGGAGATCTATGGAAGAGGTCCAGGAACCGATGCTCTGGCAGATGTCAGGATGCTCAATGAGATGGAGAAGACCTTCCTGAAAGGAATCCATAAAGCAGTTTCTCCACCACTCATGGTTCCCGATGACGGGTTCTTAGCACCGATCCGCACCACACCGGATGCGATCAACTACTATCGTCCTGGTTTCCAGGGTAACGAAATGATCTTTCAGATGCCTAGTGTCGGCAGGATCGAGTATGCAGAAGCAAAGATGACACAGGTACGTGATTCGATTAATCAGACCTTCTATCTGGACCTTCTGGAACTTCCAGGACCAGTTGCCAGTGATGGAGATGTCTTAAGATTTACGGCAACCGAGATTGCCATGAGACAAAGGGATCGTCTGATTGTACTCGGACCGATTGTCGCACGTCAGGAAGCAGAGTTTCTAGGACCACTGCTGGATCGAACCATGAAGGTGATGACCAGAGCAGGAATGCTACCATTTCCTCCTGAAGAACTGGGAAATATCGACTTCAGGATCGAATACGTGAATCCGGTGGCAGTCTCCATGAGATCAGTCGAACTGAATGCCGTCTCACAACTGATGCAGTTTATTATGCCTTTGGCACAGATTGACCCAGAAGTGATCAACCGGTTGAATACCAGCAGAATCACCGAACTGGGTGCAGAAATACTACGTGCGCCAGCATCTGCGGTCTATACCGAGGAAGAAGCACGGGCCATTGCAATGGAAAAACAACGACAGGAACAGCAACTGATGCAGGCTGATATGGCTCTCAATCAGGCAGAGGTTGCCAACAAACAGGCAAGTGCTATGGAATCAATAGCCAAAGCACAAAAAGAAAGTGCTGCTTAAAGAAAAAAGACGCAGGACTCTGTACCACGACTTCTTCAACCTTCCTGAAGGTAAGGAAGTTCTGGCAGACATGGCACGCAGACATTACGTCTATGCGACAACCCATGTCCCTAACGATCCGTACTATACGGCCTTCAATGAGGGCAGACGTGCGGTCATTCTGGAACTGATGAAACTGGCAAATGCGCCTATTGATCAGGTTCAGAGAACCATAAACCAAATGGAAACGATTCATGGAAGAAACGACAGCACCGGAGACGACAACTCAGACTACTGAACCGTCTACCGCACTGGGAGGTGGGTTTGATTTCTCATCTAACCCGATGACGTTTGATCCGACAAGTCTCCCTGACGGGTTGGATCGTGAACCTTCACTAAGGAACTTTGACTCCGTAGACAAGCTTGCGAAAAGCTATGTTCATGCAGTCAAAAAAATGGGTGTTCCTCCCGAACAAATGGTACGAATCCCACAGGAAGGTGATTCCTGGGATGATGTTTATTCTGCATTGGGAAGACCGGAAAGTCCGATGGGCTATGCGTTTGAAGGTCTTGAAGATTCAGAACAATTGAATGACTTCAGGCAGTTTGCACACGAACTCGGCCTGAATCAAACACAAGCAGAACATCTCATCCACAAAGTGGCAGAGAATGCAGGAACCCAGCAGACCATGCAGAACGAAGCCTTGGAAAAGGCTGAAATGGAAGGGTTTAAGGCACTGCAGAAGGACTGGGGTGGAGAATTTGACAAGAACATGGACTATGCAAGACGTGCCTTTAACCGGTACGCCAGTCCAGAAGCACTGGAATTAATGGAAAACACAGGTCTTGGGAATCATCCTGAGATCCTGAAACTGTTTTCCCAAATTGGTGAGCAGTTATCAGAAGAACAGCTTCTGCCTGGAAATGCTTCAGGCTTTGGTCAATCTCCTGGTGATGCACAAGCCACGATGCGAGAGCGGATGAATGATCCGGAATTCAGGAATGCATTGATTAATGCACACCATCCGAATCACAAAGAAGCTGTTGCAGAAAAATCAAGACTCTACGGAAGGATATACCCAACGTAACAGTCTAAATTTGAATCTGTACCAAACTGGTCTGTCGGGATAAGCGTCAGCCCCTGACAATAGACAGTTTACGGAATCCGAGAGGACAACTCCGAGGAAATGATTCGCCAATGAATTTCTTTAGGAGACGTAAATGTCCAATCAGATCACGACCAGTATGGTCAAAGAGTTTAGCGATAACCTTACCTTTGTCGCACAACAGGCAGGTTCCAGGTTACGTAATACGGTGCAACTTCATACCGGAACCATCGGTGAAGAATACTTCATGGATCGGATCGGGAAAGTGGCTGCACAGGAAGTCAGTACCCGTCATGCGGATTCTCCGCTGATCGAAACACCTCACGAAAGACGCAGGGTCACACCACGCGACTTCAACTGGGGTGATCTTGTTGATTCATTCGACCAACTCAGAGTCATTATTGCTGATCCAGCATCTGCCTACATGCAGACCGGAGGAATGGCAATGGGACGCAAAATTGATGAAGTCATCCTGGATGCTGCTTATGGCACTTCTTATCTAGGAAAAGACGGATCAACTGCTGCTTCCTGGGCAACCAGTGATGCCAATGTTGGTTCTGATGTCAACATTGTTGCGGTGAACTCAACAAAGCACACAGGTGCTGCTGCTGCAGATACAGGTTTAAGTATTGCGAAGTTGATCGAAGCCAGAGGGATGTTGATGAAAAATGAAGTCCTCAATTATAACGAGGGTGGAATTTCTGATGTCTATGTTGTGTGTTCACACCGGCAGATCGAGAACCTGTTGAACAGTGTTCAGGTCCAAAGTGTTGACTACAACGCATTACGTGCTTTGGTTGAAGGTCAGGTCCATCATTTTATGGGAATGAACTTCATTCAGACCGAATTGCTTCCTTCTGTTGTCCAAGCAGCAGCAGATGTAACTTCAAGTTCTGATATTACTTCAGATCGTGTCCTTGTCTTTCAGACCAATGCCATCGGGCTTTGCATCTGGAAAGACATCACAGGTGAAATTGCTCCTAGAGCAGATAAGCGATTCTCGCTTTACACCTATGCTGAAATGACTGTGGGTGCTACTCGACTGGATGAGAAGCGCATGGTTGAAATTCTCTGCAATCAGGCAGGGTAAATAATCCTTTAAGGGGGAGGACGGAATTGCCCCCCCAGAAAGAATGTTATGGCTAATGTACAAAGCTCGTTAGTTTCTAACGATTCAGCAAGTCCCGTAGTGTTTAATCATGTCGGCTTATATGGCGCACGTTTGCGTTCCATAGTTGCCACTGTTGAGCATCTGGGAGTTGATGCAAACACTTATATGCTGGCAAGAGTCCATCCTGAATGGAGGATTCTTCACATTTGGACAATGTGTGATACATCAAGTGGTGCAACTGATTTTAATGTCGGATTGTACTCAGATGCTGCAGGAACCAAAGTTGACGATAATTGTTATGCCGATGCCCAAACATTGGCAACCGCAATTACCAAACTGCCGGTTGATCTTGCAAATCACACTCGTGACATTGCCAATTTTGGTCAGCAAGTCTATTTGGATGCAGGACATACGACTGCAAACAAATTAGATGCCTATTGGATTGGGTTTGAAGGTGTAGATGCCGGTTCATCTGGAACTTATACACTTTCGGTTAATATTCAATTCACATCTGACTGATTAAAGGATTCCTATGGCTGGAGAAGTCGATATTGCAAACATTGCATTAACGAACCTTGGAGAAGCCAAGATCGTTTCAATGACTGAGAACTCGGAGAGAGCAAGATTATGCAACCTCCGGTTTCCTGATGTCAGAGATTTGATCCTGAGACAACATCCCTGGAACTGTACGGTGACAAGGGCCATTCTCTCTAGGCTTGCAGAGGCTCCAGCATGGGGATTTCTTTACCAGTATCAGCTTCCTGTGGATCTGCTACGGGTCTTGTCGATTTATGATCTGACAAGGACTTATAAGATTGAGGGAGGATTGCTTCTTACGGATGCAACCGAAGTCAAACTGAAGTACCAGAAACGTCTTGATGACATGACTCTGCTGGATGCAAGTCTGGTCAATGTCATGGGATTGAGGCTTGCCTGGGAACTTGCAGAACCCTTAACCGGCAAGACTACATTGAAGCAGGAAATGTGGGAAAAGTATGAACGTAATCTTTCAGAAGCACGAAGTATTGATGCCTCCGAAGGAAGTGCAGAAAGAGTGGAATTTCAGCCTTGGCTGGAAGCACGTCTGGGTGCATACGAAGGAACATTTAAGCCAATTGATGCTCCAACTGATGGGTATCCTTGGAATCTTAATAATGGTGTTCAATCTTAAATGCCGTCTGTTCAATACGTCCAAAGCAGTTTTTCGGAAGGAGTCATCTCACCAAGACTACATGGTCAGGTAGAGATTCCAACCTATAAAACTTCGGTCAAGACCTTGGAGAATTTTGCGGTTCTTCCACAGGGATCATTGACACGTAGACCTGGAACCTATTTTGCGAAAGCTGCTGCAAGCAATACCGCAAATGGATCAAGGCTGGTTTCGTTTAATTACGGACAGGGGCAGAGTTACATCCTGGAGTTCTACAACAATAAGATCCGGTTCTTCTCCAATGAAGGACAGTTGATGAAGCATGATGGTTCATCACCAACCGATCTGACAACAACCTATACCACAGCACAAATTCCAGATCTGAAGTTTACCCAGTCTGCAGACGTGTTGTTTATTGTCCACCCTGCACATACACCCAGAAAAGTATCGAGAATTATTGATGCCAGC